AGCCTCTCCACCTTCCGGTAATGCCTTGATAGAAGAACGGCTATCTCTTTGGTAGCCTGTAACAAGCCTGATAATTGGCTGGATGATATTCAGAGTCAATGCAGGCCGTCCCTGATCCTCTATCGTTTTCTTGACGTCCTTCTCCCATTGCTCACCCAATACAAACTTAATGTCTTCTTTGGCCTTCTTTTTCCACTTGGACATCATTCTGCCGGCGCGCTTATAATTCTTAGCGATTGTCTCAATGGTTATCTTTTTTGATTTCGTTGCCATATTTCTCCTTAAAATAAAAAAAAAGCGATACTAATGTTCAGTCATTGAACACTAATACCGCCTTCGGATTAACCGGTGGTGCGTTAGGTTATTTTATTACATCATTGACAGATTAAACATCTTCTCCGCCACAAGATTGCACTTATGATTTACAATATCTTCAATAAACTCAATAGGCATACTAGGCATTACTTTACTTAAACGATTCCTTTCTTTAATTACGATCCCATTAAACCATATCTGTAAATCTTTTCTAGCCTTCTGTCTAATATCTATCGTTTTACTCATATCGTAGATTATTTCTTATTTTCAGCTTTTTTAATCATAGATACTATTACTTTGTAACTTTCTTTTACCGCCTGAGTAAGCCTATTCTGAAATATAACGTAAGAGTGTTCGCCTGCTTCCTCTACACCTATTACCTCAGATACTCGGACAAACATCTTGTGGCCTTTTTCTGCTGCTTTCTCTACTGGTGGCATTGTGGTAAGTTCGATCCATCTTTTCATACCCTCACCCCTCTATCCTTTCTTCATTCCCTTTTAATTCTACTCGGTTCTCATCTACAAATCTTTCAAAAATTTCTGATTTAGTAGGTAAGTAATTAGGAAACTTAAAAGGTTTTTTAAATAACTTAACTATCAATTTAATCATATCTTAAAACCCTCCTTCTTCTCAACCTTCTCAGATAAATCACCGTTGTGGAAATTAAGACGTAATTGGCCGGTAAATTTATTATCCATTAGATTCTTTAGCAAAGCAAGAAGTTTTTTAAGAGTTTCCATTCTTTAGTCCTTTTACCTCTCCGGCTATAAGGCCATTACGGAAGTCTAAGAATAAACCGTTACCAAGAAAAGGAAGCCGGACAAGTTGATAACTTAACTCTCCTTTAGCCATTGCTTCAAACATCGCATCTATTATTTTGTCTTTATTCATGCCGTATTCCATAATATCTTCCAAGCCAACAATATCCTTCTCCTAAAAGTCTGCCTGCGAATCATATCCTGAAAAGCCTTAACACTCTCTTGAGCTGTTATCCTCATAGTCTTGCGTATTTTTTTAGCTGTTTTTTGGCTCAGAATACCTCCACTCTAATTTCTATCCCATCCTCAAAAGTAAAAAGCAGGCATATATCAAAATCTACAAGCTCTACTTTTGTTATTTTACTCCCGTCTCGTAACTTGAGTTTAACATCTTGCATCGTCCCATTTTGTATCATTGATATACTACCTCGCTTACCCGTCTTGGTCTTTTCCCCCTATATTTATTAAGCCATTGTATAGCTGCTCCAACAGTCAGATTGCTTTCCTTTTTCTTTGTTTCTTTAGTTATGCTCTTTTCATTCTTCGATGGCTTTGTCCGATGTAACTCTTCGTGAATAATAGTATTTAGCAAATCGCCCTTCTTGGGATTAACTCTAATTTTCTTTTTACCATAATCAATCTCTCCAAAATCTTTCATTTTACGATCAACAACTCTTCTATATTTATCTTTAGGCATAAATCTCCTTTATGCTGCCTGCCAATTCGTATTCACTTCTTCCTCGTCCATATCGTAAGCGTCTTTCTTTGTCCAGGGCCTACAGAATTGCAGCCCCCATATCCCTTGGTTATAGGCATCCGACCTATCTGGAGAATATTGACACCTTTTACGGATGTCAGGCTTACCTTCTATTTTTAGTAGTCTTGAACCAAGTTTTTTAATCCAAATATCGCACAACTGTTTCCTCATTACCGGATCATCAAAGTATTCAACATTCTTGTCAACTATTTCTTGCATAGTATACATATGGATTTCCGCTCTGAGGTTAAGATAGTCTTTGGGTTTAGAGCTTGCTTGCGATCCTTTAATCTCAATCATATTACACTTTAAACCGCCCTCCTTTCTTTTTCCCGGTACAAGTTCTCTTATTCTATCAGCGATACCTTTAAAGCCTATAACATCAATGACGTAGTCTGTAACTCCATTGCGGTTAGCCAGGGCAACCCAACACCCGGCTATCTTCATTTCGTCTCTCTCATGGAGAAATAACTCATCAAGCTTTCTGCCGTTCTCATTGATAATGTAAGCCACGCACTCATCACCACCCAAGCTAGGATCCCCGGTTAATAATCTCTTTGACAATGGCCGGTGTATCTGTATCCCCTTCAAAGCCTCATACATGGCCGGAGTAACAACCTTTAAGATGCCTCCGTCTTTTCTTGGCTTACCTAGCCAGATATGATCATAGTCCTCGATATTTAGTTCTTTGCAGATATTAGCCTCATCAATCATCTTCTGAGGACAATGTTGATTCTCTAAATAGTTAATGTAGATATGAAGACAATCAGGACGATTCCAGAATTTATTATAGACAGCGTCCTCTTCGGTAAATCTGTTCATTGAGAAGATAACCTTTGAACTATCTTTTCGTATGGTAGGGATAACTATATCAAGAGTATCTTTGGTTATAGCCTGGGCCTCATCGATCCACAGGATGTCAACGTCTTCAAGACCTTTAATATTGTGTCTGCCTTGCTCGCGGAAACCTCTAAATTTAAACTTAGAACCTGTCTTAATATGTCTTATCTCTGTTGCTAGGATATGATATGCTAATTTATGTTTACGGATTAACTCACAAAATATAGTGTAGACTGATTCTTCGATGGAGGTTTGTGTTTCTCTTCCACAGACAATCTTTAATTTATGCTGCTCAGCCAAGTATAATAACCACCGAGCTATAGACTGAGACTTAGCGCCTGATCGTCCACCTTCAAGAAGAAAGTATCTAAACAACATCCACTTGACGATCATCGGGAGTAGTTTTACTGGTATGTTAAGTATTTTAGGTAGTTTTAGTTTCATCTTTCAAGGTATTTTAACATCTACTCTAATTACTTTACCCTTCACGTTGGCAGGGATAAGTTTACCACATTGGTTGCATCGGTCTTTTCCAAGCCCCCTAAACTTAGGCTCAAACACATTCCGATAGTCTCCTTTGCAATCCCAATACTTCCTTCCTTCGCAATTACTCATTCTTTCTTTCCCCCGGTATCAAGAGGTTTATCGTCAACCGTGATCGTAGCCATGATAGTTAATTCTCCGCTAAGTTCTAATTCTTGCTTATCGCGCCATTTATCTTTTTGCCTATTTTTTAACCAGAATATCATTGACGTAGGATCCGGAGGATAATGTTTTATGATTGGAGTTTTTGTAACTGTCCCTAGATAATTACTGATATGCACTTCAGGATGAGAATAGCCGCAGGCTCTTTGATATAAAGAAGCTTCAACTTTAACATCAGCTAATAACTTACCGCTCTTTAAGGACTCGAAAAACTCTGGAAATTGCTTTTTCCAATTATTTATAGTATCTTCACAAACATTAAATATCTTCCCAAGCTCTTCATCTGTATAGCCTTTTGAAGTATAATGCTTTACAAGAGATAAATCTATCTTCTTTATCTTACTTGGTCTTCCCCCAGCGTGCTTCCCCTCTCCGTTATTTCCGCTCACTTTCTCTCCTCCCTTGTGCTTTCCCATTCCCATTCCATAGTGGCACAACCTAATAGAAATAAACATATTAAAATTAGTATTATTTTTCTCATCTTATAAATTTAAAAAAAGACAACTGACTATGACGGTTGAAGAGTTCCACCTATCATTTCAGCGGCTTTCGACTCACGCCTCACAGCGTACCGCTTAGCCAGTCTTGTTAAGTGATTCTGTCAGCATCCCATTTCTTACCTCCTATTATGATTAAATTATAACATTTAGAAGGTTTAAGAATTAGACAAGATTCTTTGGTAGGTTAATATATGTAATGTAGAATTGGATTATTATTTACTAAAGGAATGTATTAAATGAAGTGACTATTTTCTCTTTTTTAAGATCTCTACGTCTATAACTCTTGCGCCTATAATTGATTCGATCAGCTTAAAGGTTTCTTCGGCCCGGTCTTTCTCC